ATTTTACCATCTTCTGTAATAATAGAACCTTCTTTAATATTAATATCAGCACGAATATTGTTCTTCTGTTTCAATAATCTTGCTACAGCTTTCTTATAAGGAACTATATATACAAATGCTTCACCGTACTTAGATGCTGAGTCATAAACTTGCTCAGCTAGTTCTTGAATCTTATATTGTTCTTTGATAAACTTAATATGCTCATTATAAGTTTCTGAATCATTATTAATATTTGAAGATGTGATATTAATAAAGTCTTTAGAAAAGTGATCTGCAGATAATACATTATCCTTTCTTGTATCTAGTGCCTCTTGTAATCTAGGCATATATTTAAGAATAGTATCAATCTTATTATCATAATCAAATACTGTTGTGGTATTGTTAATAAATCCCATTAAACCAGATTCAACTACTTGACTATCATTGATGAGTTCTTCTAACTGTTTACCAGCTTCTTTATTTTCTCCACTTACAGAACTTCCTTGCTGTTGCATTCTGGAATAAAGAGTACTCATAGTACCCTTACCAGTATTATTCATATTAACAGTCACTATATTATCTATAGATGTATCTAACTTAGATTTGATATTCTCTAAGTCTTGTTTATTAGATGGCTGAGAATAATATGTTTTACTATAAAGATTATCCAAATTATCTTGAACAGAATTAGATAACTTAGTAATGATACTGTTAGTACGCTTTTTAGTACTATCATCTTTTTTAGCCATTTAAATATACCTCCTTCGATATTGATATTAATAGATTGTTGGATTGGTCGATAATGACGGGATTGTAAAAGCAATAAGAGAACCATGCTCTTTTACAAGCATGGTTCTTTTTGTTATATATTCAGAAATCTCATAAATGTGCTTACATCATGTGCTTTTTTATGTGTTATAAATTTTACAGTAAAATAATCACTACCAGTTCTATAATATAACTCTGCATCTAATTCTGTGCTTTTAGTACCAGGCAACATAGTGGGAGCTATATACATTGGTCTATTATCAATAAAGAACTTTCCTGCTCCATCTGCTGATTTTTTTATTAATACATTATTATAGAAAGTCTCATCTGTATTTAAAGAGTTTACATAAGATACATTATCAGATGTATAAATATCATTTGATATAGCTTTAAGAATACTCATAGCTTTATTATATTGCTGAATTGCATTATAAACTCCTATATTATCAAATGTATCTAATACACCAATATCTAATTCATATCCAATAGTCTTTTCTTTAATTACATCAACAGAATACATCTTATTGAAATATCTATCACTAATATCTTTACACTTAATCATTTTAATTCCACTTGAATTAGGTGAGAATACTATATCTCCAAATACTGGATCTCTAGCTATATATACATAACTATCAGAAGCATTTAATTTAAATTCAGATATATATCCTCCAAGAATAGCACTTATATTAGTCATTGTTAGTCTCCTCCATCTGCTTCGGTTTGCTATATAAATATCCTTCCTTAAGTGTATTAAAAATCTCTGTAAAGTTATTAAAATCAGAACGTTTAAAATCATACTTAGGTTGATTGATAATACTCTTATCTCCGCAAGCCATTGCATGAACAATAGCAGCGTCTCTATCTGAATCACAGAATACAAATAAAGGCTTAACCATACTATCAGGTTTATTAGATACATCATCAAAATCATGATAAGTCAATATGCCATCTGGATATCTGATATTAGTAAAGTATTCTATTACATCATCATACATTTCTTCATAACTTGCAAAATGGAACCAACGATTAAAGAATTCAATCCAGTTATGTGACTGTAGATCATCCATAAACTGTGCTTCTCTTTTCCATTTTATTTCGTCTCTATGAAATCTATTTTCAAATTCATATACCTTATTCGGAATATTGACATGAGCAATCAAGGTTGTTCTTGACATGTTTGCTTCAGATGTGATTGATGGATAAAGGGCTTTATAATCATAATCATCCAAGTTATCATATATAGATACTGGACGTCCATTGATTTTACGTTTAGAATAATCACTGTTTAATTTAGGGTCAGCAACAAATGCACCTGGGAATGAAACTTTAGGTGTATTCTGATTTACATTGTTTCCTATAATCATTCCATAATTATAGTATGATTTCGCTGCTCTATTCTTAAGATATACTGTTTGTCTATAAATCTTAGACCAACGTGTATTATTAAGAAGAACGTTATTATATGCTGAGTTAATATCATTAACCTTATATTCAATACAATACTGAACAATAGTATCCATGATATTATAAAATACAAATGTCTCATAATCTTTATAAGGTAATTCTGCTAAGTTCTTTGTAATATGACTATAATTAAGTTTCTTTACGCCACAAGTAATCTGTCCAATATAATCCAATTTATAACTTCCTATAGCTGCTTGTCCTTTACGTCTTGAAGCGAAATGAATCATCTGGTCTAACCATACTGAATACGAACTAATCTTTGCAAAGTCATTACGTTCTTCATACTTAAACTGATTTCTTTCATCAATCATATAATTGACTTCTTTATATCTAAAATCAGGATGACACATAATATCTTTTGGATTAAATCCAAGATTGATAATACGCTGAATAATATACGGAACGTCGAATGCCATATTCCAAGCTAATACAAAATCAGGTTTAAGATTGTTAATATAATTAAACAATTGTCTAAGCATTTCTATTTCATCCTTTTCATCATAGAAATGAAATACAACTTGCATTTTATCAACTCTATATTTTTTAGCTTGTTCTGGACCACCAACTGCATCAACAAGAAACTGTTTAAGTCTCATATTTAACATTGGTTCTTTTGATTCTCTTTCAAACTTCTCAATCAAAGGATTAGTATCATTTCTTAATAAGAATGAATGGATTATCAATGACTGGTCATCAATAAAAGAAACTGCATTTATAGGACACTCGCCTAACTCTACAAAATCTCCTTTACAATTAATTGTATCTGCTTCGATATCAAGATATGCTTTTGAAGGAACTGTATAAGAATTTTCATATGTGTGAGAAAACTGAAATCTAATATTATCTTCAATATCCATATCAGACATTAATATACTTGGGTCATAATTACACATTGTTTTATTAGCAGCTCTATTACCATTTCTACAATTGTCATAGAACTTATCTAACTTTCCAAGTCTTTCAGCAATATCCATCTGTAATTTGGAATATGGAACAATAACACATTTACAATCTTCTATCATAGCATACTCTAATGTATACTCAGGAATTTTCATATCACTTCTGAGTATATAATATTCGTACATCGGGTCTACAATAGTTTCGAGAAATTTCTCACCAGTTTTATTATCCTTAATAATAAGGTCTATAGCACCACTTTCCCATTTACCTTCATTATTCTTTCTAGGATAATGATATATCGTATTTAATAAAGATAATGGATATCCCTTAGGATATTGTCCTATGATAAAATCATTGTCGTAGTATTTCATTTTTATTTCCTCCATTTACCAACGTACGCAATACGTACGTTTATATTTTATATAGTAGTTTGAGCATCTATAAAAAACGACAGACATACTCCACAGCCGCCGAAACTGTGGAGATGCTGTTCTTTTGTTCTTTTAACAGAGGAAAACAATTCTTCGCAGAGGAAATCATGTCTCAACCAGAAGGCTGATTGCTCAACCTTATCTAAATGTTGATAAATATTAGCGATTTATGTGAAAAACATTTCTATAATACAATCAAAAGGAGGAAATAAAATATGGCTTATTTAAACTTTGACATTTTAAAAGGCAATACTACTTCAGATAATAAACCAGAACAAGATTTAACTCCTACAGTTATTCCAGTGTCTGAAGGTGAAGAACCTGCAAAAAGAAAAAGAGGAAGACCTAGAAAGAGTGAGCAACAACCTCAACAAGCTACAGCAGAGATTATTCCTTCTGCTGGTACAAATCCTGTTAATACTGTTTCTATGTGTCAAACATCAGAACCGTATATTGATACTTTTAATGAAACAAATGACATGTTAAAGTATTCTATTATGCAGTTAGATGTATTAACTTCTGATGTAAAGAATGAGTTAGATTCTATTAGAAGTTCTAAAACTCTTAAGGGTAAGTATAAGTATATTTCTGACTTATGTGCAACAGCAAGTTCTCTAGTAAGCTCTAAGATTTCTGCTATTAAAGAAATCAATGCTGTAACTCATAACTGTCATAAACTTGAACTTCAAAGGGTTAAAGATATCAAGAACTCTGCAGCTAATCAACAGGATGATGATAAGTATATTACTGACCTTTATAATGCTTACATTAATACACCTGTAGGAGCTGGTCCTAATCCAGCATTACAATATACATCTTCTAATGTAGCTGGTAATATGCAAGCATTAATGGGCGGTGTTAATACTATTCCTGTAAACGAAGACCAGAACTTCCAGAATTATATGAGTAATCTAACTCCTGAACAAAATAGAATGATTCTCGGAGATAAGTCCAATATTGAAACTGTAGTTGTTTATGATCCTACAACTGGTGAAAAGTCATTTGAAGTTATTGATTCTAGTACAGGTATTTCTGTACCTAATTATCCAAGGCCAAATGCAGGACTTCTAGATGATACTAGTATAGATATGGCTACTGGTATTGCATCTAATACAAATATTGGACAGAGTTGGAAAGTTGTCGTACTCGGAGATATGATAAACAAATTCTAATTGTATACTATTATTATGATTATAAAGAAATTTTATAATCTAATATTAATTACAAAGGAGTTTTATTTATGAAAGGTATCGACAAACTCTGTGAATGGTTCACTGAGAATCCAAATGTATGTGCAAAAGAGGTTGAACTGGCACTTAATGAAGAGTGTTATGTTATCGATCCAAATATTATTGACAATGAGAATGGAATGTATGCTTATATACCTTGTGTTGTTGTGAGAATTGATATGTCTCAGAATATCCCTGGACGTAAATATTATATGCTTCAGGCTAAAGAAAGCATTAACGACGAACAGCTTAATAGTTTAGAAGAAGCAGGTATAAAATTCTATAAGTATTTAGAGAATACAAGTCCATATTTGTTCAAAATCAATAATACTATTGGATAACTTAAAGTTTAATCGAAATACTGTGAATGAGCCTTCGGGCTCATTCTTTTTTGTTAAGGAGGTTCTAAAATGGCATATAGAGAAATTAAAGTTAAAGACATAGCGGTACAGAAACAACTTAATAGAAATATTGTCGTAGCTCCTTTACATCAAAGCTATGCATTATGTATAGAATATATGAAGCATTGGTTTCTAAAGAAGTTTTCAGATGACTTCTTTTCTTGGACTCATGTAGATGGTAGTCATGTATTTGGTGATATTACTAAATATACTAGACAAGAAATAATGTCTCATAATTCAGATGATAAAGCAGCATTGACAATTATTCCTACTATAGATGATGATTATAATAGAGATAGATTGGATCAGAATCTATTTGGAATTGATCAATTTATTAATACAACAAAAATAGACAAAGCGTTCTTTCAAGACCCAGTCAATAAAAGATATATTATGATGAAGATGGATATGATGCTTCTTAATTTTACATATAGAGTTAAATTACCTTCAAGAGCAATGCAACTAGATGTACAGAAGTATATGAAACTTGCATTTAGAACTAATCTATCAGAATCTCAAGATGTAGATTTAGATTATGTAATGCCATATCCGATGATGTTATTCATTGCAAAAGATTTGGGATTTGAAATTAAAGACGATAGAATATGTGAGCCTATAAAGTTTCTTACATATCTAAATAGTCGTTCTTATATTCCTATTACATATAAGCGTTCTAATGTAAATGCAAGAGAAGAATACTTTGTAAGAGTAGACCATCTCCCAGTACGTCTTCTAATAAAAGATGTAAGTAAAGATGATGGTAATAAATATGGTCATGTATCAGATGACTTTAATATAGAAATGCAAGTTGAAACAAGATTCCCATCAATGCAATTATATGTATACTTTACTAAAGAAGAAGCTACAGATGTTGTATTTGGTAAAGAGGCTACTAATATTGATAATACGCTTATGATGTCACTACATTATTATGACGATCCTCCAGCAATTAATGATAAAGGATGGAAGCTTACTATAAATGCTCAATGGGAAGAAGATAAGCCTGGGCTTATTAATATTGATTTGAACGAATTATTCGACGGTGAATTATCTCAGATTTCAAATTATCTGATTTCTAGATTTATTTCTCCTAGTGTATTTTTAGATATACAACTCTATAGCGGAGGAATTAAACTAGAAGATGTAGATATAGATTGGGGAAGTATGAAACTAACTGCAAAAAATCCTACAGAAAAATTAATTTCAACACTGGCAATTTATATTGATCTTGAATATTTGAATAGTATTAGAGTTGAAAGTTATGGAAATGAGGGCTCTAGTAAAGTAATGATGAGTGACCCTAATAGGTCTTATTAAGAACTTTAATATAAAACACCGAAGAAAAGGAGGTCATTTCAATGAGTCTTACATACAGAGATATTACCAATCGTCAAAGAAATTTAATGACAATTGATAATTGCAATATTAATGTCAATGTAAATCAGCTTCTTGATTCATTAAAAGAAAGCTACTCGTATCATAAGGCTAAACTTTTGTTAGAAAATTGGACAGCATTTGGTAATGAAGATATTGCTCTTGATAAGGTATTTGAAGTATTTACTATCATTACAGATAATGATGATATTCCTAATATAGAGAATGCATCGAATATCATAGAAGGTAATATTATTACTAAATTACGTAATGCAAAGCAAACAAATTTATTGAATCATTACAAACGTGGTTGGATTAAGCATAGACATACATCAATGCTTAATGATACTAAAGATAATGAGAATGCTGTTGCTAAGGCTAAAGCAAATGGTGGATATTTAGGAAATTCTCTTCACCCAAATAGAAAATATAAAAGAGATATTTATGGGCGTAAAATGGGAGAAGTAAAAAATACCAGCTCCCAACAGCAAGATGGAAATGATGAATCAGATAATACTGCCGAAGTTGCTAAAGAATGCTTTGACAGATTTATTAATGTGGCTTATGTTAATGAGCAATGTGATAGAGTTCTAAATAATCATCAAAAGCTATCTAAAAGATTTAATTTTGATAATATCGTAAGACAGTGTCCATTATCAACAGCAGCATTGCAAGACTGTATATATCATATGTGTGGTTTATTAGAGACATATGATATGTATGAAGGAGTTAGATATCTTATATCATTAGAGAATATAATGTATCTAATGAATAAGAATTGTGTACCTGTGGACAATTCATTTATTGTAGAAACAGTAACTGATTATTTTTTAATGTCAGAAGATACTAATATCGATGTTACAATTAGAAATCTTAAGTATGTAATTGAGAATTCTAAATTCTTTAACGATGATGAACTTTCTGGAGTTAGATATGTATGTACTGATAATGAGGATGCTATCATTGAAGCTGTAGAGAATGAAGAAGACATTGATTTTGTAGAAGAGAATAAAATACATGATATGTTTCTTAAGTATAAACAAAAGAGAGCTATTACTCTTAAGAAAAAACAAAAGGTAGAATCTCTTAGAATTAAAAAAGAGATTCATGATTTTAAAAAGTCTAATAAGAAAACAATTGAAAATTTCAAAGCTACTATATCAAGAATATTTGTTAATAGTCCAGAAGGAATTATTAATGAATTACCTGATATATTTAAATTTGTAAGACTAGGAATAGTTATAGGAGCATTTGCTATTAATCCATATCTTGGAATTATTACTATGATAACAGGATTTTTCTTAAAGATGAAGATATCTAGAGAAAGAATGGCGATTGTAATAATACAATATACTAAAGAATGTGATAATTATAAAAAGAAAATGGATAAAGCTAAATCAAATGGCGACGAAAAGAAAAGAGAAAAATATGAGAAGCTATATAAGCAGTATAAAGAAGATATATCTAAGCTAGAATCTTATCAAGAAGAACTCTATACAGAAGCTGAGAATGAAAAGCGTATGGAAGAAAAATATGCTAAAGAAGCTGAAAAAGGTGGAGATGATTTTAGCTTTGATGATTTCGATATGGCTTTTGATTTTGATTTCGAAGAACAAACTGCTATTGAATATGCTGATATGATGGCTACATTGTGTGAACAATTATCTTTTTCTAAGGCTAATTTAGATGCTTGTATTCATAATAATATATCTAAATTATCTAGTGGTGATATATACAATATTACAGAAGCAGTTAAATTATGTAATGATATTGTAGATTGTCCTAGATTTGTTAATACTCTAGAAGATGAACTTGCTAGAGTTAGAGGTATCAAGAATGAATCTTATATTGTATCTCTTCAACGAATAGATTCTATAAAGATGTGTATGTCTGATATAGAAAAGATTAAGTATGATAGTCTTCTTGAATCTGGATTTATACAATCTGATAACGAACTGTATGATATAGAAACTATATATGAGACATTGAAATATAAGAATGAGATAATTAATGATACTATAGATTATATTAGATCAGTTAATGAAGCAAAAGAAAAAGATGATAAGAAAGGAATATCATTCTTAAGCAAATTAAAGATAGCTTCTCAGAATCTAAAGAGAGTTGCTTTAAAAGGAAAAGATAAAGACAAAGAATTAAGTATGAAACTTGATAGTGAATTAAATAGAACTATGAAAGCTGTTAAACAAGCTATGATTAGTGATTCTAGAGAAAGTATTATCAAGGGTTCTTTCCTTCCTTCTGCTTCTAAGTGTTTACATATAGCTCTTGCTTCTGGTGCAGCATTTTTAATTGAACCAGCTCTTGCTATAGTTGGTTTGCTTGGTTTTATCGGTTGTTCTAAAGTATTAAATGAAAAAGAACGCAATCTTATTCTAGATGATATAGATATAGAAATTAAGATGTGTGATAAGTATATGAAGATTGCTGAAGAAAAAGATGATCTCACTGCAGTTAGAGAGATTATGAAGACAAAACGTGACTTAGAAAGACAGCGTTCCAGAATTCTTTATAATAAGAAATATGTATTTAAAGGTAAGAAACAATATGACATGAAACCTGCTTCTATGTCTAAGAATGCTAAAGACGATAATTATTAATGGAGGTGAAATACTTTGAGTTATCTTAATAGTTTGAGAGAGATTTTACACGAAATTAATATTGGTGGTGAAGATCCAAACGCTTCTCAAGAACCTGATGAAGATGATGGTGACCAGAACTTTATGGATGATAATGATGATTCTGACACATCAGATAATACTACCGATGATTCTTCTAATTCTGATGATGAAGGAGATCAGAACTTTATGGATGACGATTCTGATAATAGTGAAGAAGAACAACCTGATACAAACGACAAAGGTTCTGATGAAGATGATGGTGACCAGAACTTTATGGATGATGATTCTTCTGATAACAGCGAAGATGATACAACATCTGATGATAATAACGAAGAAACTGATTCAGGAGATGAAAACTCTGGTGACCAAAACTTCATGGATGATGACGGAGGTGAAGATGATTCTGGTGAAACTGAAGACAGTGGAAAAGAATCAAATGATAATAATGAATCTGAAGAAAATAGTGATGATAATTCTGAAGAAGATGAAAATGGATATGATATTAATAAAATAGAAGATGAGCTATTCTCTAGTCTTACTCCAGAACAAATTGCTATTAAGAATCATGAACTTAAAAATCAATTCATTGAGCTTTATTCTATTATAGGAAGTACATTAGTAAGAATAAACGATATTTCTAAATCTAATGAAAATATTAATGTATTAAAATTTATAACAGAAAAGTTATTAGAGCTTAGAGAGATGATTGATTTCAATATAACTACTGCATATCAAACAAGAACTTATATTGAAAATAATATTATATATCAGCAATGTATAGCTACATTAAATGCTATTGCTGAAATTATAGATAATATTCCTAAGTTAGATGGAAAGAAAGAAAACGAAGATGAAAACGAAATAGATAATAAGGGGATCCCAGTAGAACAAGATAAAGAATCTTCTGAAACATTAGATATTTCTGACTCTAGTGTATCTAATTATCAAGAGGAATCTACTGACTATTCTTCTGAATATAATGACCTATTTTAAAATTTACAATGGAATATCATAACAATATAATAAAATAGTGAAAGGGATTTTATTGCTTGCACTATTAAAAATACAAATAACATCAATATCATCATCTAAATATTTATATTTTAACATTTTATAAAAATTCAAAAGGAGGATACTAATATGCCAGTAATCGGTGAACAGATTAGCCGTAAGCCTGGTTCTGCGGGTTATACCCACGATCCTATGGCTGGTTTTGCAAAAGAATTTTTAAGTCTGTCTAACTCAATTCTTGAAGAAGCTAGACTAGATTTATATGAAGATACATCAAAGGTTCTTAGAAAAGGTATTTCTGACGAGACATTAAAGAGCTTCTTTATGGAGAACTCTGCTGATCCTCGTGGAATGACAACTGAAGAATATGAGGATCATATGCTCATGATGGAGCAGATGTATGAAAATGATAAGGAAGCAGTTCTTGAACACTGTGGTATGGGACAGTACAACCCTGTTGTAGGTATGACATTCCCTATCCATAAGAACATTATGCTTAACAACATCTTTGACAAGGGTGCTATTCCTAAGTTTGTTGCAACTTCTCCTAAGTTCACAGTAAGCATGGAAACAAGATGGCTTATTGACCCTGAAACAAATGAGAAGATTGATATGTGGAGAGAACAGTTTAAGATGACAGATGCTATTGATAAGGCAGCTCCTCTTAAGACTCTTTATCTACCTTTACCAGAAGCACAGAATACAAATGTAATCGAAACATTATTCGGTGTTCCTGCAGACCATAATACAAACCTTTCTATCGAATCTCACCTTTCTGGTCTTATCGGTAACAAGGTTGTATATCCTGGTCAGACTATCAGAATCGTTGTTGAGAATTCTGATTCTGCTACAACTCCTGCTACAGTTACATATGAAGTAGTTAAGTATACAAATACTACTGAAAAGGCATATGTAATTCCTACTGACACACCTACAGATCTTGCAGATCAGCTTCCTGAAGTTGAGGATACTGTAACTCAGACTGTTATCGGTGGTGTATTTGATTGGAGAGGTCCGTTCACTCCTGCATATGGCGGTTATGATCGTCAGATTTGTGAGCAGTACGCACTTCCTCTAGTAACATCTGTAGCTGAAGGTACTCTTCCAAGCACTTGGAAGTTAACTGTAACTCTCGCAGATGGTTCTACAGTTGACATTGATAATACAACTGATGAGAATGCTATTCCTGGTCAGTACAGAACAGTTGGTTTTGTATCTGGTTTCACAAAGGATAACAGATTTGGTCTTACAACTTCTAATGCAAGTGTTCTTGGTGTTCTATTAACATCTAGACTTGACACTTCTTCTGCTATGCTTAAGACAGCTTCTGTATCTTGGGATGTTCGTACAGACATTATCGAAATTCCTAATGCAGTTCCGATTAATGTTACAATCAGCCCTGAAGAAGTTAAGGATATCGCTGCACTCTATCAGATTAATCAGCTTACTAAGATTATGTCTCTCATGAAGATTTCTCTTGGTAACTACAAGGATGATAAGATTCGTCGTCAGCTCGATACAAGCTTCCTTACAATGCCTGATGATTCTAAGATTGCACGTCAGTTTGACTTTGCTCCTTCACAGAGCTATGCACTTGATCCTATTGAATGGCGTCATAAGACATTCATGGATGCTCTTGATACTCATGCAACACAACTTCTCCATGTATTAAATGATCCTAACGTTACATTCAATATCATTGGTCGTGATGATCTTATCAGAAAGATTACTCCTACAGATTATACATATCAGTCTCCTTCTGCAATTGGTCCTGTTCAGCTTGACTTTGTTAAGACTGTTGTTACATCTGATAAGAGAACATATCAGTTCATTAGCTCTGATAAGCTTCGTGATAGCAACAACCTCATGATTATCGTTTGCCCAAGAAACTCTGAGAGATTCATTTACAGAATTTATGATTATCAGATGTATCTAAGCAATGAAATCAGAAACATCACTAACCCAGCTCTTCCTGCAGTTCATGCATTCGAGAGATGGATTATGAGAGATTACCAGCCGGTACAGGGACGTATCAGAATCCTGAATCCTACTGGTCTACGTAACTACAGCACTGATTATGCATTCAACAACGATCCAACAGGTCGTGGTGACGGCATGAGAAGCATTGGTAAGAACGATTTCAATATCGATGCTATCTAATCAGTATTGAATAATAATTCATATTAATTAGTCTTTATATCCGCCTAGTGTCTGGTTAGGCACTAGGTGGTTTTTATAAAATTTGAAAGGAGGATTATTCATGATTAGACAAATCAGATATGATTTTTCTGACTTAGAAATGGCTTGTGCTGAAATCATTGATACTGATGGACGAAAAGGTTTAGATAAACTCAAAAAAGAATTAAATTTATTCTTTAAAGATTCTACTTGTAAGAATATTGTATTTACACGTTCTGATACACTATTCTTTGGTATGTGTGTATATCCACAAGTTACTAAAGAATTAGTTATGGAGATTCTTCAAGATGAAAAAAAAGTAAGATTCAAGGAATATTCTATAGAGATTGATTCTAAAGTTCTTCATCCTTCATTAATGATTACTCCTCAAGAACTTCTTGCTATGCTTCTTCATGAAATTGGACATATTGTAAATGATTCCGCACCTGTAGATGAAGTAAGAAAAGTTATTGCACTTGACCTTACTAAGAAGGGTGATGCTTTAAATATACCTAAGACTGCTCAGTATTATACTATAATTAGTTATGGTATTAAAGATACTGTAAGAAGATTAACATCTATGTTCTTTGTATATAGAAATGGAGAGGTTCTTGCTGATGAGTTTGTTCATATGTGTGGATACGGTGAACAACTTAATTCTATATTTGAAAAGATTTGTAAGTCTGGTATGAAAATTAATGATAAGTCTGTAAATAAACTTACATCTTTAGCATGGACTTTATCTGTATATAAAGAAATAAAAATTAAGAGAATTCCTGCTATTAGACTTCTTGAAAAGATGCATAGTATTTCTGGTTCTCAATTTGAAAAACGTGAAATGGAAATCATGAAAAATGCTATTAGTACTATAGATGACAGTAATGTTCAAGAATGCTGTGATTATACTAATAGAGATCTATACTATATATTCAATGAAAATAAGACAGAAGTTAAGCAAAGTAAATATGCTGAACTAAGAAAAGCTTCTGCTATAAAAAATATTCGTAAGTTTGAACAAGACTTATATGAATATAAAATGCGTATACGTCATGTAGCAGATGAGGACGATGCATATTATCTAATGCGTATGGTTAATATGAGAATATCTGTTATAGAAGATTTTCTTGACCATGAACGTCTATCCGAGCAGGAACATAAACGTTGGTGGGGTCTACTTGAAAAGTATTACTCTTTAAGAGAAGAACTTGCTACTACAACTACATATAGATATGACTATAGTGACAGTCTCATTGTTGTAAAGTATCCTGAGGTTAAACCTGGTCGTATGTAAACAAAAAAAACAACCACGCTTACACGCAGCTGTTTTTGTGATGACACTGGTGTAAGAGCCAGTGTCATCTTTGTTGTTGCTCAAGTTGAGCAACTCTTGCCTTGAGCATTGCGTTTTCATTTGCAAGGTGATTAAAGCTTATAAACAAATTATTATTGTTCATAGCATTAACATTGCTAACAAGATTGTTCACATAGGTTACTAGTTCATTTACATTATTAATCTGAACGCCATTAACGTTCCCATTAATAATATCTGTTAGAATTTTCAAAGTATCAAGAGCATTAATTCCCTCAATGATTTTGTCACCAAGTTGAGTTTCATTCAGAAGTCCATACTTCTGAACAATCGCTGTCATAATCCCATTCATTCTAACATCTGAATCCATAACGATTGATTCGAAGTCTTTTTTGACTTTCTCTATGTCAGCCTTGACAATATTAGAATTTCCTGGATACTGACAGATATTCGGTACATTATTTAGTAAGTTCTTACACTCTTTATAGAGTTCAGAAACACTAAGACCGGAATCGATCAAATTACCCAATGTGTTAATAACACTTGCAAATTTTGCATATTTTTCATCTAACATAAAAATATCTCCTTTTCATATGTGTGAAAATAAATTTTGAGAGGACAATGGACTTGTCCTCTCTCTTACACCTATATTATATACAACTAATATATTTTTTAATCTAATAAAGAACCCTTGTTATTAGAACCATTAAAACTTCTACCTGAAGAACCAGATGCTGTGCTTGTATCTGTTGCAGTCTGAATCTTATTATTGGTATTAACAGCATAATCTATTCTATTAGATGGCTCATATCTAAGCATCATAAATGATAATGCTGTATTCGCATATCCAATCATATCTAATTTAGATAGAGTATAATATAATCCATCAAAAGTATCTAATGATATCTGTACAGGTTCTGGATTATTTAAATATAAATCTAAACATGGCTTATCTCCAAGTTCATTTTTAAATACGCCTGGAGCTATTCTTAATATCTTATCCATAGGTAATTTAATATAACTACTATCTTCAGATATAACCTGCAAGCTATTATCTAAATATCCGTATATATTGTTATTGCCTATACCAAACCATGTCTTTTTTGCATATTCAAACATACTTAACAATGTAAACATATGCTCTGGATATATGCATATTTTTTCTGATTTACCACCTCTTCTATCATCTATAAAAAGATAATAACTTAATGTTCTTTTTATCATTGTATTACATGTTTGATTATTATTGAGCTTGAATTCTGAACAATTAGAATAGGTTCTTCCATTAGTATTGATAGAAGCTACAGTTTTAAACATGAGTTTAATATCTTCATTTATTGTATATATAACATCATGCATATACATATAATCACTTTGCATATTCTCACCTCTTTAGTATGTAGTTTAGTCTGGTGTAATTACCACCAGACTTTATTTCCGTTTTTATCTATTCTTTCAAATGGCATTTTACCATGCTCTTTGAATCTCTTTTCCATAACATTGAAAGCTGTATTCTTCAATTGAGTTTTGTTAAATACAATTTCTTTTGTATCTAATGCATATTTATCATACATAGATAGTGATTGTTTATAATAATTTGTTATGGTTTTAACAGATGTGTCTACTACATCTATATAGAATGAGTTATATGCTCTAGTTCTACCAAACCTCTGTTGATTTTGAGGTGGTGATTTTGTTGGTTCAGCCATATTAATGCAAACCATTAAATCTTTTATATCAAGACAAGCTCCAGCAGATTTAGATGTTGTTAATATGATTGTATTGTCTTTAGCACTATCTTTATCTGGATTGATAGAAGTATATACTCCTATATCATTAGAATACTCTGAGTAGTTATATCTAATCCAATTATAGAAAAATACTACAGCATTGTTAGTAGCAAAGAAGAATAACTTCTTACCTGGAATAGCACTAATCATATCCATAACTATTCTAGATATATAATCAAAGTTCTCTCTTAATATAACACTATCACAATACATAGTCTTACTAAATCCGTGCAAGTTATGACATCTAGTAACATCATCGACTGTCATACCACTCTTATATAGTAATGCTATATAATGAGTATGAGGATCATTCTCTGTATCAAACAAATCCAACATAGGAACACATTTGAAGTATTCTTGATATGCTCGGTTTTGTTCATCATCTCCTCTACACGGAGTAGCTGTTAAATAAAGTGTCTTATATACAGGACTAGCATAATCAAGATTCCATATATTCTCAAAATTCAAATGAGCTTCATCTATAATCTTTAGTCCTATACCTAACTTTCTAAACATAATATCAATACTTTCCCAGCCATTCTTTTTAGCATAAGTTGCGATTGTATCATGTGTTATCATAAATATCTTACAGTTATCATATTTATTATCAGAAGTTAGGATACTTATTATACCACTAGAACCTGATATAAATTTTATCTCAGACGATACTATATTAGTATGCTCCAATATGCTGTCCTTCCATTGATTCAACCAACCAACATTAGATGTTATAATGATAGTCTTTACATTTAATAGTGCAGTATATACAAGTCCTAAATAAGTTTTTCCTGCACCTGTATTCAATGCCAAGAATAACTGATTATATTTCTTTGTATATTTATATTCTCCATTACCAGATAAGAACTTCAATGCTAATGCTTGTTTCTCATCCTTTGGTGGATATTTGATTAGAATTTGGTTAGAATTATGCTTTGGTTTTATATAACAACCATTCTCATAGAATACATTATAACCTGCAATGTTTTCTATTTTGCTTATACTCATTCCTCTAGGAATAGTATAAGTCTTGTTTATTCTATCATACATAGCACCTACTGTTTTAAACATGAACATATTCTTATCATAGATATCGAATATTGATTCTAATGCTGGGATATCTCCAGGTGTATAGTTATTAATAACTATTTTGTTATGATAGACAACAATCTTTCTGTTATCCATTTCTATCACCTCCGAAATTAATGAGAACCACCTTTATATGGTGGTTCTCGATTTTTATATTAACCCATGAACTTAAATAACTTATCTGTATTAGATTCAGATTCAGTAAGAGGCTCTTCTGATAAGAACTTCTGAGGCTGTACCATATACAATAAATCATATGCGGAAGGCTCATGTTTCTTGAATGATAAAGGAGAATAAAGCATTCTTGCAATATCCTCTGACTGAAGTGATATACTAATATTTGGATGAGTACTGATAGCCTTTTTAAGAGTAAGAATCTGATAATTAGTTTGTTCAGGAACAGACCAATCAGGCATACTAATAATATCATCTCCAGAACGAATCTGATTCATAATAATGATTTCAAGATGAACACTCATTATATTATCAAGTCCAATGTTATTAAGTTTATTACTAAGAGTTTCAAGGAATGTCTCAGCAGTATAACTATCTGTATTAGCCTTAAGGTTAATAACTTTAATTACAGATTCAAGTCTTTCACTCATATCATCATTATGAATAGAACCAATTGTAAATAAAGGATTATTATCACCAATAAGAGCAGATACTGGAAGAATAATATCTTCATCAATATCATTAAGATTCTTTAACTTGATATATTCTGTAAGCCAATCACTAAGATAGAAATTATCAACATTAGAAGTTTTGATTGGATATTCTTCTCCAGTTGAGTCATTTCTCAGATAGAATATATTGATATACTTCATTGTATCTTCGAAGCTTGTATCAATATCATCATCATTCTCGTCATTCTCAAGAGATGCAAGAATCTCTTCTTGAATATCTCCATCTCTAATAACAAGTTTCCATTTCTTTACATCTTCAAATTCTGGATTAATAAATATTGTTCCTTCATCAACCATGATAAACTCAGAAATCTTTTCTTCAGATAAACATGAAGTATCAAAAGTAACACTATTAATTTTAGCTTCAAGAAGATGTTTAGCAGACAACATCATCTGTGTCAATGGTTCTGTAAGGTTAGTTACACTATATACTCCAATCTTTACAGCTGGAACAATACTATATAATTCTCCCATACATTTACGACAAATACCAAGTCCCATTGCTGCTGACTTACACTTAATAGGACTTCTAAGATAAATCTCTTTTCCAATAAGGTCAGAGTTATCTCTCATAGCTTGATATACATTGCTGATTCTTTTTTCCATTCCAAAAGGATTAAGACGATAATATCTATCAGCAATTTTCTTAAGTGCAGTTTCATCACTTACCTTATATTTAAGAAAGTTTCTTGTACCACAATCATAAGAAGGATCAAGTTTATTTGTATACGGAATAGTATACTTATTCGTCTGAGAACAGTTCAATGTCATTATTCGAGAGAACTGTCCTGAACGAGCAGTATTTTTCTTTGAAAGAATCTGTGCAATACGTGCAATCAGAGACTCAAGAATATGAAATGCAACATTATTTGCACCTCCATTAATATAATTGGTATTAACTACATATGGGAAGATACCTCCTTCACCATTTGGTTTAACACCAATATTAGTATACATTTCACGAGCCTGTTTAGGTTTGATACCTTCTTTAGCACGGAATGCATCTGACAAACAATGGTCACGACCAATATACTGTTTAGCATTAACGATATAATCTACAAGTCTATTCATATCATTAAGTGCTTCAGCATTCATTTGTTCTACTGGGAACTGAGAATAATAGTTAGTTTTGTGTCTATCCATTATCTCTTTGAATCCAGGACAATTGTTATACATAAGAATAAAGTCCTCATTATTGATACTATTATTGAAGAACCATGCAAATTGGTCAACAAACTTAAGGTTTCTCAAAGTATCATAGATAACTCTATTAAGGTTATGAATGATCATAACATCATTGTTCTTACCACATTCCTCTCTTACAGGAATAATAGCAAACTTATCAATGTACTCCTTAATATAACCATTAGTAATACCGTCCTTATTAAAGAAGACATGATAAGGTTTAATTTTCTGCTTGGTTTTTATTATAAAACCCCAAACGATAATGTTTGTTAAGGCATATGCAAGAGGAAGCCTTACACTCATTCCGTTGTCAAAAACGAATTCGATTTTTGTATTCTGAACTGATGTTATCTCAATATAGTCCAGAAATACATCTTTAAGATTGTTTGTATAGTCATCAATGGTTTCTTCAGTGATGTCTGATACATTGATACTAATAGGTTTACCGTATACCACTGGTGTAAAGATACCATAATCGTATACAGTTGTTTCAGGTGAGTTATTATTCATTTTATATACCTCCTAGATATACATAGATTATTTGATAGTTTTTGAATATGTCATTTCCTATCATATCTATAATATATCAATAAGAAAAAAGTTGAGCAGTAGCCGAAGCCACTGCTCTGCTCAAGAAAGGAATGTACTCTATAGTAGAAGAAATCTACTTTACATATATGTTATAATTAGTGTCTTGTTTTACCCATTTCTTTAGGCTGGAGCTTAGGTGTAGAAACAGCCTTAGCACCCTGACCAGAAACATACATACGCTGACCCTTACGAGCAGCAACCTGTGCCTTACTAGCATACTTCTTCTTGATAGCAGCTAAAAGCTTACGTTCCTGAATACGATTCTTAACCAACTTCTTCCAAAGAGTGTCGTTGTTGTCCTTAGCAAGCTGTAAAGCAGCCATACCTGTACGACGTGTAAGATCATCATTCTTATTAAGTCTTACAATTGTCTTTCTGCTAATCTTCTTAGCTTCCATAAGAACATCTGCCTGCTCAAGAAGTTCACGCTTGTCGGCATCAGAATCAGAATAATGATCATCATAGAAGAAAGCTTCCTGAAGCTCATCCATATTTAGATTCATTGTAATTTCCTGAGAATCAGCTATTGCTTGTGCGTTTGTATAAAGTCCCATTTCGGATATCCTCCTTTATAAAATATGTATTTATTAATTGCAATTAAAAGAAATGTATGATATATCATACTAATCAGTCTTTTTTATATTATTGTTCTGTTTTTAAAGAGTGAATAACAATTTGATAATAGATTACTGATTTAACGTAATAAGTAATCTGAGAATAGGAGGAAATATAAAATGGATATTACGCAGATAGTCAACAGCAAGACAACGGACATTTATAAAAAAGAAATGATTGATGCTCTTAAGCTTTCATTTCCAGGACTCACAGAGAAGGATATCAAAGAAGCTATAGATTATTCTATTATTAAACGTGGTTCTGATAGTAAGGCAGTACTCGATAATAACTATACGAAGACAAAAGAGAATAGAACTTTGTTTGAGGTTACAGATTATATAATTCAGAGAGAACCAATTATAACTGTATCTGGAGTTATGTTTAGAAGACATGGTTATTGTCCTAATCCGTTTGTTATGCTTATTCAGGAGTTTCTTAAACAAAGAGGTATTTATAAAGATACTATGTTTAAGTATCCTAAGGGTTCTGAAGAATTTGAAAAGTATAACATTCTTCAGCTTTCCGAGAAAGTATCAGGCAATGCAATGTATGGTGCTTCTGGTAATCATACAAGTATATTCTATAATCTTTATGTTGCACAAAGTATTACTATGCAGGGAAGAAGTTGTATTGCATCAGCAATTATGTTATTTGAAGCTACAATGGCAAATAATGTAAAGTTCTGTGGTCTTAATGAGGTAATTACATTCATCAATAATGTAAGAAGAGAATCAATCATTAATTATCCTGATGAAGTGATTATTGATAAAGATAAGTATGTAAGTGTAGAAGAATGTTTCTTTAAGATTATTTATAGTAGTGGATTTTATTGGATTCCTACTGAAAAAGAAATGACTCTTATTTGGGATATTCTTAATCAGTGCAATCAGCATGAACTAAATAAATTATTCTATAAGAATAATTTATTCTGGTTTGTAGATAATAGTGTAGTTATGAATAAGATTATATCTATTCTTTCTACATTAGATGTGCCATTTATTGACCCTAATCATCCACCAAAGTGTATAGAAGACTCGGTAAATGAATTATATGATATGATATATGAATGGGTGTATTATGATAAACAATATATGGATAGAATAGATAGAACAGAGAATATGTATCGTTGTGTTTCTATGCTTACTGATACAGATAGTTGTTTTATATCATTTGATGGATGGTATCGTTATATTCTTGATAAGACATTTAATATTCCTATGAAGATTAAAGAGATTGAGATTGATGAGAAAACTGGTAATGTAGATAAAGCATTCGATGTAGCATATGATTATGATTTCTATACAGATGAAATTATCGAATCTCAGAATATTATTCGTCCAGACGTTGTATCTCCTCAGGTAGGATTCAGATGTAGTATTATTAATATTCTCGCAAGTATTATGGGTAGACTTGCTATAGATTATATGGGTAAATATTCTGATAATTCAAATACAACTAAATGTGAAGATGGTTCTAGACGTAAGAGTTTCTTTATATTAAAGAATGAATTCCAACTTAAACGTGCTCTCATCACAGATGGAAAAAAGAATTACTGTGCATATCAAGAACGTCAAGAGTCTAATATCATTCCTAGAGAAAAAGCATTAGCTATTACAGGTATGCCGATTAAAAAGGTTGGTGTTCCAGAATCTACTAAAGTAAGACTTCAGAAGATTCTTCTTGAACAAATACTTGATAATCCTGGAGAAATATCTCAGGTAGAAATAGTTAAACAACTTGCAATTCTTGAGAAACAGATTATAGAAGCTATTCATAATGGTAGTAAAGAATACTTTAAACCAGAAAGAATAAAAGCATTAGATGCATATGATAATCCTATGAGAGAATCTGGTGTAAAAGCTGCTGTAGCATTTAACTTTCTTAAAGACGATGATATGGAACCTATAGACCTTAATACAAGAAATAGTATTCTTAATATAAAGATAGATATTAATAATAAGAATATTGATGATCTTAGAGAAAGTCGTCCAGATGTATATGCTAAGGTTGTTGAACTTATGAAAAGAAAAGAATATGCTAAAGGAATCACTGGAATTGCAATTCTTGATGATATGCAAGTTCCTGAATGGATAAAAGATTATATTGACTATACTACAATAGTAAATGATAATCTTCATACATTCCCATGTGAAGCTATTGGTATAGATAGAAGAGAGAATGATAATATAAACTTTACAAATATTTTGAGATTTTAACAAAAAAAGAAGTGGATGTAAAGTCCACTTCTTTTTCTTTATTATTTGAGGGTTTAAGGAGTGCCCTCAACTCCTTTATTTTCCCGAATTCTAACTCACTTATATTATATATATATCTAATTATTATGACTTTTACAAATACACAGTATAATCTTTCTACTTCAACATACTTATAAACTAAGGTTTGAAAGGAGGAGTCTGTATATGTCTGTTCAAGTACAGAAGTATATAAAGAATTTAGGCAAGTCTATTACTTATTCTGCAGCCGATGTATTGAATAGCAAATTTGAATATATAAATGAAACTAAACAAGAGAATCAAGAAGTATTCAAAGAAGTATATCATTCTATAAAGGATTATAAAAATACATTTGCTAGAGTAAAGAAAACTATTACTGATAATAAAGTAATGGATGCAGCCAGAGTAGGTTATAATTCTGTTTTATACAGTATTACAACTGGCGATTTCTATGCTAAACAGAGAGAAGCAGAAGTCATGGAAAAATATGGAGGATCCTTCATGCAAGGATTTGACATGGATGACGATGACTTTGATTGGGACAATGATGATTTATCTACAGGTGATAAGGTTGTTGCTACTGCTATTAAAAAGAATAGTAAGATAGGAACAGCTTTAACTGTAGAAGCTATATCTCAGACTGGTAAAGCACAGATGGATGTTTCTAGAGAAAACACTATGCTGTTATATACTCAGAATGAGCGTATGTTAAATAAATTAGATAATGGGTTTGGAAATATATTAGGTTTTCTAAAACAAAATGGAGAACAAACTGCAAAAGTTCAAAACCAGATGAATGAAAATCTTAATAAGTTTATGACAAATGTAGATAATAACATTACTAAACTTACTAAACAAATGGATGAACTTCTCGAAATGCAGAGAAATATGTATAATCCTAAAAAAGAAGAAGAAAAACGTAAAGTCGGCTATGATGATATGATTAGTCGTAATGGTGTTTTAAATATTAAAGAGTATTCTAAGCATGTAAAAAAGAATGCTTTTAATACAATTAATGATATGTCTGGTGGAATGCTAAGTTATATATTTGGTGATTCTTTAGGACAAGGTTCTAACTTATTAGCACAATTTTCTGCTAATCCATTTAGAACAATATCAGAAACATTTATAAATAAAGCACTTGGTAAAAACTTTGATAGAGCTGCTAAAGAATTAAATACTACATTAGAAGGTATTGTACCATCTTTAATAGGCAAACTTAATGCTGCGTCTAAAAAAGATGATAGTGGTATTATGGGATTCTTAGGAAAAATCTTTGGTATTAAAGATGGCTCTAGAGAAAATATAGATACTAGTAGATACAATAAAGGTGCTATTCCTTTTGATGGAATTACTAAGAGGGCTATAACAGATGTAATACCTTACTATTTAAGAAAGATGACTTCTGTCTTAACTGGTGAACAGGAAATGATATATGATTTCCAAACTGGCAAATGGAGTAGTATGAAAGCTGTAAAAGCTGCTCATGATAATGCTGTAAATTCTGCTAAATATAGCACTGCTAATGCATTAACAGGAATTATAGAAAGTGGTTTAGGTGGTAGAAGATTAAGTGATTCGTATAAGAATAAATATGATTATGACAAAATAGTAAAAGCTATTGAATCTTTAGCAGGAAAATTACAAAATGCAGGAGACTTCGGAAGCGTTGATGAATCTCTCGATATATACGAAAGAGATGTAATGAAAATGCTAAGAGAAGCTATGCGTCTTGATGATGGAAGTGGAAATGATAGAAGATTTACTAGAAATTCAAAAGGTAAAAGAATTTCTTCTGGAATACAGAGAAGTGCTATCGGTGGATTCAATAATATGCTAAGACAAAATAGATTATCTCAAAATAATACTATAAAAAGTATAAATAATGGAGATTCTATATTACGAATCATAGAATCAGAAGGTCTTGCATCTCAAAGTACTGAAAATTATCAAGCAAAAAGTTTTGTTAATAGTCATGGTGATTTTGATCAAAATAAAATTCAACAAATGCCTGTTACACAAGCTTTAATTCGTGGTAGAGATGAATATGGAGTTACTCTATATCAATATCTTAGAGACATGGATCTTAGTTTACGTTATATTAAAGCTAATTCTACTTATCTTGGAAGTCTTAATAGTAATGAAAATGGTGAATCTAATAAGAATAATGAAGAGATAGTTAAGCATATTCTTAAAGATGGAGACATTGATTTTACTAAAGATAAAGAATCTCAATACATTGAAAAATATTTTGAGAATATGCAAAATAAAAATAGACGTAAAGAAGAAGATGATTGGGATAAAAGAATTTCAGAAGCTAGAAAAAGAGCTGCAGCTAAGGGAGAAATATATACATTAGCTACATCAACTGATTTTGAAAGTTCAAATGGTGATACAGGAATAGCTAATATAATGCGTAATAGTAGTTCTAAAACTGCTGCTAAAGCTAAAATAGCATATACTAGAGAACAACAGAAACAAGAAGAAGAAAGATGGAAGGCTATTGCTGGTATAATCGGCCAAGAGGAAGCGAATAAAGCTAGAGCTAACTTAGATCAATATGACTCTGATAAGAGTATAAAAGATAATATGGAAAAAGTTAAAGATAAAGGCTTTACTGCTAGTCTTATGATGTTTGCTAAATCTCTTGGCAATAAAATACGTAATCCTGGCGATGCAGCTGCCGATACTATTGTTAAAGTAGATTATTGGTTACAGAAACTCATATATGGTGAAGATTTAAAAGATTCCGAAAATGGTAGAAAATCTTTATTTGAAAATATGAAAGATCAATTCCAAAAGGGTATACAAGGAATTAGAGAATCTATAGATAAAGGTTTTGAAAAATTAAAAGAAAAAGTTAGTCCATTATTTAAACCACTCAAAGAATTAGGTAAAAAAATATTTGGTACAAAAGATGAAAATGGTTTTTATCAAGGTGGTATGATAGGATCATTTATCGGAGGTGTTCAAAAAGGTTTTCGTAGAAATTCTTCGGATTTTTCAGGCTATATTAAAAATCAATATTCAGACTTTAAAAATAGATTTACTCAAGATAGACCTGAACCTGAATTATCGTCTAAACAAAAATATGATGCTAGACGTTCAGAGATAATGAATAAATTAAATCGAGAAGCAGAAAGTGAAAACCAAATTATTAGTGGTAATGCATTAGAAAAGATTGCTAATATATCAGCATATAGAGTTAAACAGTCTTCTGTAAATAATGAAAAAATAGATGGAGATGTTAAAAGAGCTGCTAGAAAGCAAGCTATGATAGATGAATTAACTAGAAAGATAGAGAATCAAGAAGCTTCAGTTATTTCTAGTGAAAAGTCAATTGCTTCGTTAAAACAACAATTACAAACTAAATTATATAATAATGAAGATCCTGGGGATTTAGAAAAAAAATTAGAAAGTCAAGAAAAGGTTTTAGAAAAGACAAAGGCTAATTTGAAAAATAATAAACAAAAGTTAGCCAAAATAGTAAATAGCACTACAAAAAATAAATACATGGCTGTTGGCGGTGTTAATAAAACAGGAAAGCCATTTAGATCTGTATTATCTGCAGGTGAGTTACATAACGGAAATATAGTTCCTAAAATGGGTATATATCAAATTAATCCTGGTGATACTGTTATAAATCCTGCTGGTGCTGCTACAAGAGCTAAACAAGCTAATGCCGAAAGAAAGTATCTTGCTAATATAAGAAGAAATGCAGAAGCTAATGACAAATTAACTCCAACCGATGATACTAAAACTAAGGACAAAGATTCTGATGAACAGAATAAAAAGAAGATTCAGCAACTTCTTACTGATACAGACTGGAATAGTTTATCTACTAAAGAACAAAAGAAAGAATATATCGGTAATGTTGTTTCTAAAGGTTTAATTGGTGGCGGATTAGGTTTACTTGTAGGTGGACCTTTAATAGGTGCATCTATCGGTGCTGCTTCTGCTTTAACTAAATCTACTGGTTCATTTGCTAGTTTCTTATTTGGTGAAGCTGTTACCGATAAAGATGGTAATATACAAGTTGATGATAAAGGTAATGTTAAAAGAGCTGATAATGGTCTTATTAGTCAGGAAATAATGAAGGCTGTGCCAGATATTAAGAAGTATGGTCTTGGTGGTGCAATTGCTGGTCTATTAACTCCTATCGGTCCTTTAGGCGGTGTTCTTGTTGGCTCTGCATTAGGATTTGCAAAGAATTCTGAAATATTCCAAGGCTCTTTATTTGGTGAAGGTGGAATATTCTCTGAAGAGAATAAAGCTAAATTTAAAAAAGGTGCTAAAAGCATGGGAATCGGTGCTGCTATTGGTGCGTTTACTGGTGGTCCATTTGGTTTAGTAGGTAATGCATTATTAGGTGCTACTGCAGGCTATGTTACATCAACTGACAAATTCAAAGACTTTGTTCTTGGTGAAAAAGATGATCCAAATAATCCTGAAAGTAAGAGACATGGTGGTGTCATGGGTGTTCTTAAGAGTGCTGTTGAACCACTAAAAGATTTTGGTAAAACACTTACTAACGGTATATTAGATGCTGTGTTTGGTAAGAAAAATGGTGAAAATGGCAAACGTGAAGGTGGATTATTTGGACTTGTAAGAAAAACTATAATAGATCCTTTAGCAGACGGCACAAAGACCATGGTAAATGCATTAAATGAAAAAGTAAGAGACATCGGATTTATGGCTAAAAAGACTTGGAAGAAAATTCAAAGAAAAATGGCTGGTAATGATGGAGCAGGAGTATTTGGTGAATTTGGTCAAAAAATTGCTAAGGGTGCCACTAAAATAGCCAAAGGTGCAATTATGGCTCCACTACTTCCTTTAATGGGAGGAGTAAAATTAGCACAAAAAGGTATTTTTAATCCAATTAAGAGAAAATCAATTAGAACTGGTAAAGCAAGTCATATGACTGCTAGAGAAAGATTAAAAGCAAGAGGCGAGCTTGGTATGGCTGAATATGATGACTATACTCTTTTTGATAACTCTCTTACTGAAATGGACAATGATTCTATTCAGTCATTAAAAGATAGACTTTCGGTTTATGTAGATGGCGATGATGCAGCGTTTAAAGAACAGAATAATCTTTTTGACAGTACAGGAAGAGAACTGAGAGATTATATATCATCAAAAAATGCAAATAAAATTATGAAAAGTCTTAAAAAAAATGACTATAGAGAAGCTGAAAGATTAATTAGAACTGGTAATTTTAAAATAGAGGGTGGTGAAGCTAATAGAGGTAAACTTGAAGCAATAATTAAAAAGCATAAAAGAAAATATTCTACAATCGATGAAAGAATGGCTAAAGCTAACAGTGCAAGCAAATTATCAAGTAAAGTTCTTAAAGATGAATATGGCCTTGATGTTGATTTAAACGATCCAAGAGATGTTGATAAGGTTAAGAGAATGCTTGATAGAGAACTGATTCATAACGAAGCTGGATTAACTGAAGAGGATATGGAATTTGATAGAATGAGAGAATTCTGGTCAGATGATAAATCTCCTCTTAAGACAGTTAATAGTGGTGTAGAAGCTGTAGTTAAAACTTTAGATAATATTTATAATGAAGTAAAACTAGGTAATGAATATGACAAGTTATCTGATGAAGAAAAATCTAAATATGAATCTAGAGAAGATTATATTCAAAAGAATAAAGCTACTGCTGAACCAGATGCTACTCAAGATAAACTCAATGGTAAAAAATCTGATTCTACTAATAAACATAGAAAATTTTCTAGGGTTAAAATGGTACAAGAAAATCCAGATAAATTCTCAAAAACTATAAAGAGAATTATTGAAGAAGCATTGAAATTATTTGACGGAAAAGTAATGGAAGAAATTAGTGACCCAAATAAAATTAAAATAGATATCGATAAATGGAAATTAGAGAATCCAGATAAAGACTATAATAATGAAAAGCTTATTAGAACTAATATTATTATTGATAGTCTTGACCAAAAGTATGAGTTTGACTGTGCTTATGTATGTAAGCAAAGTGGTAATAATTTCTCAGTTGAAATTGCTAAAAATCAATCAGAGAGTTTCGAAACATGTAGAGAAGATTTTGCTAATGCATATCTAGATGCACGTATGCCTAAAAGTGCTAAAGGTAAAGGCAGTTATATGAGTTTTAAAGACATGGTTAAAAAGACTATAAAGATATCAGGATTCTTTGTAGCTGCTAGTATTGTTCCTGGTGGAGCTCTTGTTTTAGGAGCAAAACTTGCTTTTATGAAAATAGCTAAAAAACGTGGATGGGATAAAAAACTCAAAAATGGTATTAGACGTGTTAAAAACGATGTAAAACATGTTCTTGGTTCTCATGCGATTGATTCAAGTTCAAAAAGACAACAAAGAAAAGAAAAAAACTATAATGCAAAAGCTGAAAAAGTACTTCAGAAAATGATAGAAAAAGGTGATGCTCAGCTAGATACTATAGCACAAGAAAAATATAAAAAGAACTATTCTGAGTTAACTGATGATGAAAAATCAGCGGTAAATGCTACATTCAAAGAAAGATATGTAAATAATAAAATTGCTAATCAAGTTACCGGTCATGGTTTATTAGGAAATATTAAAGCTGCTCCTAAAGCTCTCATGGGAACTTTAAAATCTGGTATAAAAAATCTAACTGCTGGTAAAATTGATAAAGTCAAAGAGAAAATACAAAAACAAAAAGAAGAAGATAGATTTATAGGAAAATTATTTAATAAACTAGATAAATGGAAACTAGGAAGAGATGAGAAAAACTTTAAAGGTAAAAAGGATAGTAGACTTGCTAAAATACTGAAATGGCTATTTATAGGCGGTATTGCTGTTCCTATACTAGTAGGATTTGTTAAAGATAAAATCATGCCTGCTGTTCATGATAAGATTCAACCATGGCTAAAGAAAGCTGCACAAAAGCTTATTGGTACTAAGAATGAACAAACTGGTGAATATGAAGGTGGAATAATAGCTGGTATCGTAAATCCTGTTAGAAACTTCTTTAAAGACAAATTCCAAACTATTAGTGATTGGTTCCATAATAAAGGAAAGTTTACTAGTCCCGATACTGGTTTCAAAGGATTAATAGGAAACTTTAAATCTGCAATCAATTACGGTATAACACTATGGAAAGATGGTACATCTACAATTCTAAATGATTGCTTGCCTAAAGTAGTTGAAGGAATAGTAGCTAATTTACCAACTATACTTGGTGCTATAGGAACTGGTTTAATAAATGGTATAAAGGATATCTTTTTTGGTAAAAAAGATGGTACTGGAGAACAATCATTAGAAACTGTAAATGCTTCTCAGATGGTTGATTCTACTTCTTCTAGTAGCGATAATGATTCATCTTCTTCAAGTACTGGAATTAAATTTAATAATACAGTTGGTGGAACATGGGTTGAAACAGTAGGTGGATCGTCAACTAAAGTAGGAAGTTATGTAGATGTAGTTTCATTAAATAGTGACATATATCAACCTACTTCAAGAAAAACTAATGATGATGGATCGACAACTTTAACAAATGAAAATACTGGAGAATCTGTTACATCTGAATTTATTGATGATGATTCGATGGTATCTGCTGGTACAAACAAAGCTGGAGATAAAATATATTATAAGAGAACAGATGTTAACAGAACTCAACCGTATACAAAGGCTAATGACGGTGAATATGTTAGAATGGATAAGCAATCCAGTGTTATGCTTAGCAGTCTTCAAGACAATCAAAGCTATGCTGATATGGTTGCTGATAACGATGCTGGAGACGCTGGTGTAACTGATTCTTATACAGGAACAAACCCAGCTTTAGAAAAGACAGCATATGCTGGAAAAGTATTAACTAAAGCAGCAACTAGTAAATCAGGTGCTAAAGGTCTTTCTATGGCAATTAAAGCTGGAGGAAAAGGTGTTAAAATAGCTGGTAAAATGATTAATCTTATTCCAGGCACAAATGTTGCTGGATGGGCTACAAAGAAATCATTAGGAAAAGTTGGAGATAAAATAGTTGATTCTGCAGATGATGTATCATATAAATACTATAATTTCATGCAATCTAAAATATCCAAAGCAGTAGAAAATAGTAAAGTTCTAAGCAAGGTTAATAATGCAGGAATTAAGATTAAAAATGCTCCTAAAAATATAGCTGAGAAAGCTAAAAATGCTATAAAAAATAAAATGGGAAAAACTGCAGAGAATGCTACTAAAAATGCAGCCGAGAATGCCGCAGAAAAAGCCGCTAAAGAAACTGCTGAAAAAACAGCTAAAGAAGCTGCAGAGAATGTTACTAAAAATGCAGCTGAAAGTGTTATGGAAAGTTCTACTAAAAATGCAGCTAAAACAGGAGGAACCTCATTTTTAGCTAAATCCGTTAAAGAATTATTTGAAAAAGCCAAAAGTAAAATAATTGAATGGTTTGCAAAGCTATTTAAAGGTAGTGCTGTAAAAGAAGCTGCAAAAAATGCTGGACGTGAAATAACAGAAGAAACTGCAGAAAAATTAGCTAAAGAAACTGGTGAAAAATTAGTTAAAGAATGTGCTGAACAGGGTGCTGAAAAAATAGCTACAGTAGCTGGTAAAAACCTCGTATCATCAGCATGTGATTGTTCTGGTATAGGAGTAGTAATTAATATAGCATTTGCTATAGCAGACTTCTTACTAGGTATGGATGATGCTAGAAATATATTACAAATTACTGGAGATGATATTCCATTATCTTATAGATTCTTCGCAGGTCTTGCTAATACAATGCAAGATATTCCAATTGTCGGAATATTATTAGGTTGTATTGGAGCTAAGAACATTGTTTATTATCTAGTAGAATGGTTTGGAGATATTCTCTTCCCTGAAGCTACTGAAGAATTAAAGAAGAGACAAGAAGAAGCACAACAAACTCTTGAACAATATAATGCACAAAATAATACTAATTTAACACTAGAGCAGTATAATAATAAAAAGTACGCTACTGTATCAAGTACAGTAAGTGGATGGTTCTCAGATGCTGGTTCATTCTTATCAGGAAAAGATGCTACAGTATCAGAAGCTATGGAAACAAGACGAAATGTAGCAGATTCTAATGATACTGTAACTGACATAAGAGAAAAACTTGAAAGTATAGCTTCTCATATGTGGGAAAAACAAGGTGATAAATTTAAAGATTTTAACCTTAGTAAAGATACATATGGAAAGTTATGTGCTGAAGTTATTGATAAGATAGTATTATTACTAAATGGATTAGATGATGATTCATTAAGTAAAGTTTTAACTAGTGCTGGAAAAATAGAAACAGGATTTTGGGCAAATGCTGGTTACACTACTCTAAAATATCTTACTTTTGGTGCTTATGATGGTGACCCATTTGTTGATGCATGGGATGACGGTTATAAAGGTCTTTCATATCTTGGTCTTGATAAAAAAGATGGATGGGAAAATACAAGTGTTGTAAAATGTATCGGTGGTATAGCTTCAGTATTTGTTAAGGCATGTGGTGGAGCTAACTTAAAATGGAAAATTATTGACATCGTAATTTCTGTATTTGGTAATGGTATGGCTGGAGATTCTATAGATGAAAATTCTAAGAAACTTGTAGAAAATAGCAATTCCAAAATATCAAATATTAATGATGCGTATGATTCAAATTTACACGGAAATTCTGGTACAACATCTGTAAGTCTGTCATCGTCCGATTCGTCATCAACATCTACAGCAGAAGATGTAGTTGCAAATGCAAATGCTAATAGTAAATTATCAGCTATATCTGGATTGTACAACACAGCTAAATCAAACATGATTAACACTGCAGGTTTTATAGATGATAAGATAAGCAGTAGTCTATTTGGCGAAGTATATAATAATGCTAAATCAACTGCATCTGGATTGTATAACACAGCTAAATCAAACTTAAAATCTACAGCATCAGGTTTATATAATACTGCTAAATCAAACATGATTAACACTGCAGGTTTTATAGATGATAAATTAAGTAATAGTCCATTTGGTGGAATATACAATTATGATAAATCTGCTGCATCAGGATTATGGAACTTCTTTAAAGGAATATTTACTAATGCAGAAGCTAATAGTAACTTATCTCCTATAAATATGACATCAAACAATAAAGATAAAAATAGTGGTTCGTCAATAGGTAGATTTCTAATGCTTATTCCTAATACTATTAATAATGCTATAACAAATATGACTGGTGATTTAAGTAAAATAGAAGATATGTTCTCTGGTCTAGTTAAAAAGAATAAGAGTATAAATGATTCTATTGATTCTTTATCATTACTTCCTACAGATAAAAAATATTGGGATATCGAAGTAGATAATGATAACCCATTTGTAAGTGGACTGTTTAAATTTGTTGAATCTATGAACAGAGTTGTTAAGGCACCATTCTCTTTGGCAGTTTCGTCATTAGGAAAGGGATTGTCTGCTGTTTCGTCTTCATCATCAAACAGTAGTAGTTCTTCTTCATCTTCGTCATCAAGTGGATCAACAAATAGTAGTGATAGTTCTTCTAGTAGCAGTTCTAGTAGTAGTGGTGGTATTTTATCTAAAATTGCTACTGGTGCTAAATCAATATTTAAAAAGGTTTCATCTGGTATAAAGAGCTTTTTTGGTTTTGGTAAAGGTAAAGATGATTATGATGATACTGGTTATGGTGATGATCCTTTCCATATTTATCAAAGAGATTATAAAGGCTCATATAGAACTACTGGAGATTCAGAAAGTCAAACTATAGCAGATTCAGGTTGTGGACCAGCTGCAGCAGCATCATTGTTAAGAATGTATGGCAAGAAGGGTGATATGCATAATGCTGTTAATTATGCTTTAAGTAATAAATATAAAGAAGTAGATGGTGGTACATATCCTCAATACTTTAATGATTACTTAAATAAGAACGGTATTAGTACAAACTCTAATGCAGATAATAATGATGTAGTAAATAGTCTTATTCACAATAAGCCTGTTATCTTAATGGGACGTGATTCAAGTAATAGTGGTACAACGCCTTATGGATCTAAGTATTCTCACTATGTAGTAGCTAGAGGACTGGATTCAAATGGTAATGTTATAGTAGAAGATTCTGAAGATAAGAACGGTAGTACTAGATATAGTCTAGCAGATACTCTAAGAAATTCATCAGTAAGAATAACAACCGGTAATGGTAAATATGGTAGAGGTGCTACATCATCTATGGCTGAAAACTTTACCACAGGCGTTAGCTATACTGTAACATCAGCAGTTTCTAATATAGTATCTAATGCAGCAAATTCTGTGGCTGGACTATTAGGAAGTAGCTCTACATCATCTAGTACATCTAATGATGCATCTGCAAGCACTAATGGCGTAGAAGGAAGTATTACTGCTGATACTGATGTTAAGACAAAATGTGGTTATACTGCTGATCAATTAAAAGCTGCTATTACATCAATTCATTCAGGATGCAGTGCAGAACAATTCCCTGAACTTGCTATACAAGTTGAAAATTCTAAGGGTGTCAATGCATTATTTACAATAGCTGTAGCTATTAGTGAACATGGATGGGATGGTACAATTGGTGTTAATACTACCGGTGCAAACTGGGGTAACTATAACCCATTCAATATATCCGGTTCTCCTAACTCATCAAATGGAAGATGGAAAGATTATA